AATTTTCCATTTTCATCGACATATTTTATTTCTACTATTTTTAAATAAATTGTACCATAGTATTTAGTTCCATATGGTATTCTGTTTGATAAACCAAAAATTTTATTATTTATTTCAATAAATTCATCATCAATTTCATCAATATTGGTTTTTTTATCAAATTTCAATTTAACTTTAACCAAACGATTGCGGCCCCGTCCAACCGGTTCAAAATATTCATATTCGTTGTTAGCATTAATAATTTTCTCAATTAATTTTTCTACCTTAACTGAAGATTCTGTTTTTTTATTCATTAAATACTATGAAAAATTAACCGTTTTAAGATTTTTAACTCTTACGTTTATGTCTTTATTTGGAAATCTTATTTGATATATTTGACTTGGTTCTGAAAAAATTGTATCATCAATTAATTCAATTTCTTTTGTTTCAGAATTAGAATATCTTTGTGATGTTTGTGATGATGAGTACTGTCCACCTATTTTATTAAAAACTGAAATATTTGACAAAGATATTACACCATTTTCACTCTGTATTAACCTTCTTATTTCTGATATATTCACATTTTCTCCCATTTGTAAATTTAATGGATCAAAATAATCTGAAACTATATTAATTATTTGTGAAATAACCGATCCTTGATTTTGTGTTGAATCTAAAACTACGTCAATTATAAAACCTAAATCAATAACACTTCCATTTTCTATAGAAATATAGTCATTTATCATTCTATAATTCGATAAATAATTTGCAACATTACTTTTTAAAGTATTAGAAACAACCTCTGTTAAATCACCGTTTTCATCATAAGATAACATTTTTATTTTTATTTTATTATTTTCTTCGGTAATTGTTACTTTTGCCGGAGCCCCAAATTGAGATGGCATTGTCCTAATTAATGAATTATAATCGTTGACTGTAACCGCTCTATTTTGTGCCGCGAAATTAAATGCTACTAAGTTTCTAACTTCTTCAATTGTAGGAAAGTTTGCCCCACCTATAGCCGCGGTTACATTATTACATCTTAAAGAATTAATTACTGTAGTATTTGTGGCAGTTGAAGGACCATTTACAAAGAAAAATATTGTACCTAGTTGATTTATTACACCAACTCCAACATTACTACTTATACCACCTCCTGTTCGATATTGTATAAAAAGTGTTGAGTTTGCTTTAAGACTACTTCCTAAAGCTAAATTATTTGAATACTTGTATAGGTCAAGTTTAAATCCATTTTTAGCAAACTCTCTTAATTGTTCTTCTGAAGATTGGTTACCCCCACCAAAAGTCATTTTTAAAAATCCTTCGGGTGTAAACTCTGTAATAAATTTATTAGTAACTAATACATATTTTCCAACTTTTATTGATGGTGTGTCTGATGGTTTGGTAGGATCCTCTATAAAAACTCTATCCTCAATCAAAGCTTTAACTTCATACCAACGATTTTCTAAACCTAAAAATTCTTGTACTGTTGGAACATTTGCATATTGCGTTCCATCTTTTAATATAACACTAGTAACCCCTAATACATTTTTTTCGGGTAAAAATAACTCATAAAAAGGTCTTACATCGTTAGCGGTTATAACTTTTTTAAATACTTTAGTAGTTCCATTAACTACAGTTTCCCTTTTAATAATAGTGTAACTTAATAATTTGTCGTTTGTATCAAAATTAGGTATTTTAACCCGATTTGGGAAACCTTCCGAATTTGTTGGTGAAGCAAAGTCAATATCATTAACAGTTTCAAATATTTGTCCTCCGCCATTTACTTGGGAACCTCTCCTCAATATACCACAATATCTTAAATCTTCTTTATCACCAAAAACAGGAACCACTATTGAAAAATCACATAAAGCCACAGATGGTCTTTGTCCGGGTATTTTAAGACCATAAGTTCTCGCTATATTGTATATTGAAGATCTTTGTTGTGCATATTGTAAAACAGTTTCTTGAATACTTCTATCAATATTGAATTGTAAATTATCGGTTACCGCAGCGTTTAAATCAATTAATGCGGAAAATATTGACGCATCATTAAAATTTTGTATTATATCAGGATAATAAGTCTTTGTAAAATTAATTAACTCAGTCCTAACCTGTTGAAAATCTCTTGTTGTATATGATATTTTTTTATTTGCCATGATTATATATTAATTATTACAAAATCACTTTGATCAAATACATCATCTGAAATTGTATAGTCTATTCTAATTTTTGCGGTATGTTCCAATTGAGAAATGTTTGATACTCTAAATACCTTGGTGTCATCTTCTGTAATAAAACTCCCCTTATTTTCTTCCCCTGACGAAGCGTCAGTTACAGAAATGTTTGTTATCGTTAAATTTGGTATAAATTCTTGTACAGATTCCCTTATTTCTCCCTGTATTTCAGAAAATGTTGGACCATCCATAGGTTCAAATATATATTCATATAATCTAGTCCCAAAATTTGGTAAAAAATATCTTGTTCCTTTTCTAGTCAATAATAAATGAATTAGATTACTTCTAACTTCTTCATTGTTTGTTTCTGAAAGATCAAAATAATCACCAAATACTGAATCTCTAAATGGAAAATTTATTCCGTAAGTAGTTCCGTTCGCCATTATGTAAATAAATATACATAAACTAGAAAGTTTTTTTTATTTCGTAATAAAAACTATCTGTGTTCTCAGAAATCCATTTATCTGACAATGTTTCAACGGAATGTAATTCGGTATCAACCATAATTTGTTTTGGTTCTATTGGAAATTTATTTGTAACCCAATTGGAATCTTTCCAATATATTCTATTGTTTGGTTGACATAATAAATAACCATCATCGGCAATTAAAATATGACCACATTTATAATCTGAAGGTTCGTCAGAATAAGGATTTCTATACCAGTCAACAGTAGTTAAATAAGCGGCCCAAATTTTATTACCATCTTTTAAAATAACTTGACATTTTTTTTCATAAAGAAAGTCATAAGTAGTTACAGAAACATTTTCGGAAAAACAATCCCATAGTTGTTTGAAATGATAGGGTATATCTTTTTTTGGTTCGTTCATGAATATTTCAGAAATCGGAACTCTTGATCTTAACATACCATAATCAGTCATTACGTGAAACGTTAATATTTTTCCCGAAACTGATTGTATCGCAAAAGCATAAGCTTTATGAAACTTATTAACGTCTTCAGGTTTTTTTGTAAAATGAGAAACTCTGACCAAACATTTAAAATTTTCAATATTATGATTTAATACAGGCATATATTATTTTTAAGAAGAACATCCAAAACATTCAAATGGTGAATCTGTTGGTTTATCTAAAATTAAATCTACTTTTGGTGGTTCAGGTGTTATCCTTGGTTTCTCTATTTTAGATATGTCAACAGCTAAATGTTTAGCACCTGTTGAAATGGCCTTTGTTCTAACATAATAACAGAGTGTTTTTAAACCTTTTTCCCAAGAATAAAAATGTGAAGACGTTATTCTTGATAAGGTTGGATTTGACATATAAATATTCATTGATTGTGACTGATCAATAAATGGTGCTCTTTCTGCGGCCATTTCTATTAATTCTTTTTGTGATATTTCCCAAATTGTTTTATATTTTGTAATTAAAAATTCAACTCGTTTTACCTTTTTTTGATAATTTTTTTCTTCGGGGTCTAAATAATTGTTGAAATTTATATTTTGTATTGAACCTTCGTTCATAATAATTTCATTTTTTAAATCTTCGCACCAAATACCAAGTTTTTCAAAATCATTGATTAAATATTTGTTTACAATCATAATTTCACCACCAACAACTCTACGATTAAAAATAGCTGAATGAGCTGGTTCTGTCATTTCGTATGAACCGGTAATTTTTGCCGAACTGGCTACGGGCATTTGTGCTGTGAATAAAGAGTTACATACACCATAATCTTTAACCTCTTCTTTTAAAGAACTCCAATTCCACATTCCTGATAAATTTTCTTCTTTTAATCCCCACATATCAAATTGGAAAATTCCTTCTGACATTGGCGAACCGTTAAAATAGGTATATGGTTCATATTCTCCTGATTTACACAAAGAACAACTTTCACTAATTGCCGCAAAGTAGATTGTTTCAAATATTTCTTTGTTTAATTTGCGGGCGTCATCTGAAGTGAATTTGTAATCCATAATGTAGAATACGTCAGCCAACCCTTGAATTCCAATCGCAATTGCTCTTTGTTCAAGACCACCTTTTTTACCTTTTTTTGTTGAGTAGTTGTTGATATCAATTACTTTATTCAGAGATCTAACAACTTTTTTTGTTTCATTATAAAGTAATTTAAAATTAAATTCTCCATCAATAATAAAGTTTTTTAAAATCATTGATGATAAGGTGCAGATCGCCGTGGTTGACTCATCAGTCACTTGAAAAATTTCAGAACATAGATTGGATTGTTTAATTACTCCAATATTTTGATGATTAGTTTTATTATTAGCGTTATCTTTAGAACATAAATAAGGTACCCCTGTTTCTACTTGTGATTCGATTACCTTAGACCAAACATCCTGAGCCTTAACTTTCTTACCCAATCCCATAGAAACCGCTTTATCGTAGTTTTCTTCATATTCTTTACCATAACATTCTTGTAGTGGTTTTATACCAGCCTTTTTAATGTCATTAGGACAAAACAAATACCAATCAGAATTATCTTTAACCGCTCTCATAAAGTTATCAGGAATCCAAAGCGCGGTAAATAAATCTCTCGCTCTTAATTCTTCGGCACCCGTATTTTTCTTAATATCTAACAAATCAAAAATATCTTTATGCCAAGGTTCTAAGTAAATTGCCGCACTTCCAGGTCTTCTACCTTGTTGATTAAAGAATCTTAAAGATTCGTTAACTATTTTGAGGTATTTTAATAGACCTCCAGCAAAACCTCCTGATGTTGAAATTCTACTCTCCTTACTTCTTATATTTGAAATAGATAACCCAATACCTGCGGCATCTGATGAATATGTTGATATATCATTTAGAGTATCTAATAATCCTTCTCTTGAATCTGAGTTATTATAATGTAACACGCAAGATGCTAATTGCGGAACCTTTGTTCCTGAATTAATCATTATTGGTGTTGCCGGTGAAATTAACTGATTAGATAATGAGTTATAATAATCAATAGCCTCTTCAAATGTCTTAGTCGTCCAAATAGCAACTCTCATATACATATGTTGAGGTCTTTCAATAACTTTACCGTTTGGTAATTTTAAAAGATACATTTCTTGTAATGATCTCCAAGCAAAATAATCAAAATTGTAATCATTTTCGTGATTAATCACCTCATCAATCTTTTCTTTACCATAAAGAACTATAATATCAATGAATTCATCATTAAGAATTCCACTACGATGTAATTCCATCATAGTATCATAAAAACTTGGATTTGTTTCCTTTTGATATGACGATATAGCAATTCTTGACGCCAATCTTGAATAGTCATGATGACTTCCAGTGTAAGCGGCCGAAATCTCGTAAATAAGTCTATCTAGTTCTTTTGTTGTAATATTACCTTCAGTTGGAACTGAAGTAATGACTTTTATAAAAATTTCGTCTGAATTAACGTTTAATCCTTTAGAGGATTTTTTAATTCTTTGATAGATTTTCTGTGGGTTAAAGGAAACATCCTCACCATTTCTTTTTTTAATAATAAGTGACATAGTAATTATTTAAAAATCTTCCGTAAACGTAAGTGTTTCGTTTAATTTAGCTTTTTGATATTCAACGGTTCTTGATTCAAAGAAATTACCTTTTGTTTCAACCGCAATTTGTTCCATAAATTTAAATGGTTGTTCAACACCAAATTGTTTTGAGCAACCTAATTTAACTAATAACCCATCAACAACAAATTCTAGATATTGTTTCATTAAATTTTGATTCATACCAATTAAAGATACGGGTAATGATTCAGTAATAAACTCTTTTTCTATTTCAAGTGCCGATAAAAGTATTTCTTTAATCTTGGATTCACTTGGTTTTTCTTCAACATGTTTATTTAACAAATGTATTGCAAAATCACAGTGTAAATTTTCATCCTTGAAAATAAGAGCATTGGCGTTACACAAACCTTGCATAATACCTCTTGATTTTAACCAAAAAATAGAGCAAAAAGAACCAGAAAAAAATATACCTTCAACCGCAGCAAATGCGACCAAACGTTCTTGAAATGAAGCATTTTGAATCCAATTCAGCGCCCATTTGGCCTTTTTTTGTACTGCCGGTAATCTGTCTATCGCATGAAAACATTCGTCTTTTTCTTTTGGATTTGAGATATACGTGTCGATCAATAATGAATACATTAATGAATGAATATTTTCCATCATTAATTGAAATCCATAAAAAAACTTTGCTTCAGGATATTGAACTTCTCTATAAAAATTTTCGGCCAAATTCTCGTTAACAATCCCGTCAGATGCGGCAAAAAATGATAAAACATTTTTTATGAAATATTTTTCATTATTAGACAATTTATCCCAATCTTTTATATCATTGGTTAAATCAATTTCTTCTGCCGTCCAAAATGCCGCTTGATGCATTTTATAAAATTCCCATATATCATTATGTTGAATCGGAAAAATGACGAATCTATCCGGATTTGTATTTAAAATTTTCTCCATAGTTAATTATTATTTTCTTCTCTTTGTTTTCTTTTTTCTAGTAAATCTTTAATTCTTTGTCTGTTTTGTTCTTCTTTTTTATCTTCAAGACCTAAGAATGTTACAGAACTTTCAACATCAATTTCTAACATAGAATTATCAAATTTACAGTTTTCAAATACAATACCATCATCACCAATACGAGATTTAGTTATTGCAATTGTTGCCAATTTCATTTCTTTTTGTTGTAGTGTTTTAGCCACGGAAATAATAACGTGTCCAACTTGAGCTTTCTTTATTGATCCACCCATTTGATCTGTCGTTACAACTTCCGATGAGATGCTTGATCGATTGCCTTGAGTTGCAGTCCATCCTACCAAATTCATTTCGTGACACATAGCTTCGAACGCCCTCATTACCGATCCTTCCGATTTCCATTCATCACCCAAATTTTTCTCAGGTACAACACAATCAATATAGTCTAATAAAACCATATCTATTTTTATTCCATCAGCCACCTTTTTTCTAATTAAATTTTTGATTTGTGTAATTGTCATGGTATCTGATGGTAGTTTTTCCAAAATCAAACG